TAACCAACTCACAATCTATCCGCTGGATAACTATTGAATTGCTTCTTCCAATCGCGCTTGGTGTAGTTGCAGTAATTAAATTGGCAATTCAAGTATTTCCGCAGTATGCCTTAAATATATAAACCATATTTAACTTCAAGGCTTTTTGCGGCTAACAAGCACATGCAACGACCGGAGTAGTTCCTGACATTATCAAGAACTCTCCCACCGCACCTTTCTGCATTAACAGCTTTTACGCACGACTGACACGCCACCAACGTAATCAATCCTTGGTCGCCAGCGTCTGTGATAGCGACAATTCGTTGATCATGCGCCGGGCCATGCGCAGTTGTGAAGATCGTTAAAACAATCCCCCCAACGCGGCGGGTTCCCAGTTCATGATCACCAGCTCGCCGCTGATCTCAGCCTTCCCCTCACGCTGATTGGTGTTGCAGTACCGGATGTCCAGCGTCTCGAAATGAAAGCCTTCAAATACCCGCCGAATGTCCGGGTGGTCATTGATGCTGACCATCACCTTGCCCTTGCAGCGCCGCATGAAGTCAGCCATGCGCTCGTAGTTCTCAAACGGAAATTCGACGCCATAGCCGGCGGTCTGCCAGTAAGGCGGGTCCATGTAGTGGAAGGTGTGGGCACGATCATAGCGTTCAGCACATTCAAGCCAAGGGAGGTTTTCGACGTAAGTGCCGGACAGGCGCTGCCAGGCGGCCGAGAGGTTTTCCTCGATCCGCAGCAGGTTGATAGCCGGGCCGGTTGTAGCGGTACCGAACGTCTGCCCAGTGACCTTGCCGGCAAAGGCATGGTGCTGCAGGTAGAAGAATCGGGCGGCACGCTGGATGTCGGTGAGGGTTTCGGGACGGGTCATCTTCTGCCACTCGAACACCTGGCGCGAGCTGAGCGCCCATTTGAACTGGCGCACAAACTCTTCAAGGTGGTTTTGCACGACGCGGTACAGCGTGACCAGGTCGCCGTTGATGTCGTTGAGAACTTCGACCGGCGCTGCCTGGGGTCGCATGAAGTAGAGTGCGGCACCGCCGGCAAAGACTTCGACGTAGCATTCGTGTGGCGGGAAGAGCGGGATGAGACGGTCGGCCAGGCGGCGTTTGCCGCCCATCCAAGGGATGATGGGTGTAGACATTGAGAGCAAGACCTTTACTGTATGGATAAACAGGTGCTAGGCTCGCCGCGCTTCGTGCACGGAGTAAGAGCCTTGGCTGGACTTGCAGGGGCAATCTGCAGGGACGGCGACCGGGTTGGATGTTGACGCATCCACCCCGGTCGCTCTTTTTTCACTTCGGTGTTGAGACTTCTTTGGCGTAGGCCTGACAGGCCGCCAAGGCGATCAATCCTTGGTCGCCGACATCGGTGATGCCGATAATTCGTTGAGCATGCGCTGGGTCAAGTTGGGCTCTTGTGGGGCCATGAACCAAGCCGCCGGTGGTGGCGGCTGGCACTGCACCGTTGTCGCCGGCAGCGGGGACGTCGAGTAGGACTGACAGGCGCAGATCAGCAGTGGCAAGGCGGTCGCGCAGGCGACCTTGATCACGTTGGGCATCGTTCAGGGCTCGGTAATGAGTTTGTTCACTGACGGAAAGCCGCTGTTCCAGCGCCAGGCGCTTGTCTTGCTCGGCATGCTGCTGCGCGGCCGCCGCCAGCGTTTGTTGATTGCGGATTTCCGCATGCAGGCGAGCTTGCTGTTCCAGCTGCTGGCCATAGCGCCAGTCCTGGACCTGCCACGCTAACGCAGCGGATCCTCCTGCCAATGCGACCAGCAGGACACCGCTGGCGAGCAGCCGATACGGCGCAGGGATCAGGTCGACGAGACGCATAGCACCGCCCTCGCCCGACCCCATAACTCCATCCGATCCGCCAGCCCATTGAGACCGCCGTTGATCTTGCGGGTGATCACTTCGAACTCATCCTGATCGGCCAGCACGTTCAGCTCGCGCACCCACCAGAACCATGCGGCCGACTCGGCAGCCCATTGCGGCAATTCCAGCAGCTCAGGTGTGCGCAGCAGTCGCTCATCACCAAACAACGCCAAGCTGCAGCGCAGGTAATTGTTGCGGCCGGTGATCTGGATCAGACCGCGACCGCGATAGCGCTGGCCATCCCCGTCTGCTTCCGGCGTGTTGCCCAGTTTCACCGCCAGATTGCCGGTGTCGTACTTGCTCAAGTACTGCTCACCACCCAGCTCACGGACATACTGCAGCTGACCCGACTCATGGCCCACTTGGGCCAGGAACGCCGCTTGGCGCTTCGGGGTAGTTATTTGCCGGTGCGCCATGGCTGCATTGAGGACGGATACAAAAACGCCCGCTTGGCGGCGGGCGTTGGGCATGATGCGTTGCAGTTGTTGTTCGGTGATGGCCATACAAACTCCAGGCATAAAAAAACCGCACACGGCGGATTAGGGATGCGCAACAGCGCGGTTACAGGCTCACGACTTTGAGCGGTTTCGTTTGTTTCTTCGGCTTCTTGCCCTTGGCTTTCGCCTTGCCGTGCTTGCCGCCGTTGCATTCGACGGTGGTCGACCAGCCCGCTTGGGTGTAGACCTGCTCGACCGAATCGGTCAGGTACTCGCCATCGAGGCCGACCTTGAAGCCCTGGGCAATGATCGGGCGTTCGGCAAACAGATCTGTGCGGCCGGGCATTTCGAAACGCACGCCGGCGCTCGATCGGTTGAACGCGGCCAAGCGCGCCTTGGCGGCAGACTCGGCGGCGGTTTTGTCGTGGTAGATATGCCGATCGGTATGCACCGCCGGCAGGCCGGTCGGCAGGTCGTCATTCTCCAGGGACACCACCACCAGCTTTCCGGTTTTCTTGTCCTGATGCTTGGCCCCGACCGACTTGTGTGTGTTGCGATCCTCAAGATTGAACTGCCAGCGGCTGACGTCGCTGCGCGTCAGGGTGATCGCGCCGAAGGCCTTGCCGCTGGCGGTCTGTCCGCCTTGACGCGGCATCACCAACAACTTGCCGTCCGCGACCTTGGCCGTGCAGTCGTACTGCTTAGCCAGGCGCGTGACGAAATTGAAGTCGGATTCGCCGAGCTGGTCCGCCCGGGCGACCTTCGTCGACACCGAGCACCCCGGCGCCCAGCCATTGCGCGCAGCGATATCGCCGACGATCTTCGACAACGGCACCTCCTCCCAGCTTCCGCTACGGATGGTCTTGCCACTGCCGCGCATGTCGCTGGCCTTGCCCTTGATCACGATCGTATCCGGCGGCCCGGACACCGTGACCGAATCGACCACGTAGCGGCCCAGGCGGGCCAGCCCCGTCTCGGCATAGCCCAGGTAGACCTCGATCCCGATGCCGCGCCGGGGCAACGTCACCAGCCCGTCACGGTCATCAATGCGCAGTTCGAACGTGTCCGAATCCATGCCCGGCTTGTCGGTGGTACTGAGCTGAATCAGCCGATCATTGATCAGGCCGGTGATATCGGCACCATCGGCCACGATGCGAAATATGGGGGTCATGGATTTTTTCCAAAAGAAAACCCGCACACGGCGGGTCAAGGGACAGACATGGCGCGTTACGCGTAACGCGCGGATTCGCCGGCGGGCACTGCGGACGGCGTCAATCCCACAGGGTGACTTGCTCCTGAGCAGGGGCCGCGAGATCCGGCAACAGGATCACCACGCCGTCACGGTACGGTTGCGGCTCATCGGCCAGCCCCTGATTGGCATCGAGCACCGCCTCCACGCTGCCGTTGAGGTGGCCATAGAAGTTATGGCAGATGGTGTCCAGCAGATCCCCGTCAGACGTTCTGCATGTCGTCGCCATAGTGCCCAAACTCCAGAGTGAACCCTTGTTTACGCGGGATCCCGCCTTGCATCAGCGAGCTTTGTTCTTCCTCGATGCTTTTCAGGCACCAGGTGCCCAGCACGTCGCCATAACCCGTGGTCAGGGTCAGCGGCTTGAGCTGGGCGCCCAGCGTGCGCAGCGTGTCGAGCTGTTTCAGGCCGCCCTTGAAGCCGGGGAAAATCGCGCCCTTGAGCGTGATTTTTTCGTCCCCCATGCCCACGCCTTGCTGCGCCGGTCGCCGCGACAGGCGCTCCTGGGAGGCCCAGCGGAATTCGGTCGAGCGCCGCAATTCGTCAAAGGCCGCCGTGTCGAGGTTGAAGAAATACGGCTGCGCCTTGGGATCTTGCGGCTGGATGATCAGCAGGTGCGGGAACGGTTTCACCGCCTCCGGTGCCGGCGTCTGGTCCGTGGCAAACGCCCCCGTGGGCACAATGTTGGCCAGCGCCGGGCTGACCTTGCCGGCGATCTTGCCGATCGCCGTCGCCGCCTTGCCCGCCTGCTCCTTCAGCACGCCCATGCGTTCATCAATTTGCGACAGCGCCCGGGTGGCCGTGCCGTACATGGCCACCACTTTCCCGACCTGGGCCTGAGCGGCATTCACCCCACGCATGACGCGCTGAAGCTGGGCGCCGACCGCCGGCCCGACAAAGGGCAGCCCCTCCAGCTCGGACGCGGCGCCGGTGATTTCCCCGATCGCACCATTCACTGGCCCCAACATTCCGTCCAGGCTGCGCCGCCCGGTTTCCCCGGCCGAGGCCAGGAAACCCAGCCCCGACTGTAATCGCTGCAATGCGGTCTTGTTTTGATCAGACATATGCCCTCCCGATTAAACGTGCGGCGCGTCAAACAGTCGAGCGCTCCCCACCTGCTTGGCCATGTCGCGATAGTACTGATCGAGCTGCGGCTTGATCTGCGCAAAAAGCTGATTGCCATCCTTCACGTCGCCGTTGACCGTCAGCGAGAACGGCGCCTGAATCGCCACGTTCGACTCGACCTTGGGCGCCTCCGCTTTCGCCGCCATCGGCTTGACCAGTGCCGCGGCCGCCGCGTCCGCGCCGGCCGGCGGCAACATCATGGCTTTCGCCGCCATCCCCGGTTGCGGCGGCGGATCTTCCAGACCCGAGCGAATGACCTTGGGCCGGCGCAGCTCGGCGCCGGGGAAACGCACCTTGTTGGCAAAGTGCGGCAGCAACATGGCGTCCTTGGAATTGAGGTCGCGCGGGTCATACGACACCGGCGGCGCTGCCGGCACGATCGGCGCAGCGGCCGCCGACGTGGCGGCGACACTCGCCCCCGGGCCGGCGCCGGGGTTGGTCAGCATCAGCGGCCCGGTGGTCGACGGCGCGAACGACTGGGCAATCCCGCCCAGCACCGGCGGGATGTCCTTGCCGGCATTGGCCATCATCAGCGGCCCGGCGACCGGCAGACGCTTCAGATCGTCGGGCGTACCGAACGCCGCCTTGCCCAGATAGCCCCCCAAAACGTCGCCGCCCATGTTGCCGAGCACACCGCCGACAAGGCCGCCAATGGCCGTACCAATCACCGGCAACAGCAGGGTGCCCAACGCGGCCCCGGCAGCAGCCCCGGACAACGTGCCCGCCAAGCCACCAGCGGCCGCACCATAACCTTCGGCTTTATCGTCCTGCGTTTCGGCGTTCTGATACGTGTCGTAGGCCTTAAACCCGGCATCCACCACCGCAACCACGGCGGCGCCCTTGACAGCGGAGCCGATCCCTAAGCCTCGACCACCACCACTTCGCCCCCGCCCTTGGCCGGACCGCCCGCCTTTCTTGCTTTTTTTGCCGTCCTTACCGTCCTTACCGTCGGCATCGAGGTCGCCCGCCTCCAGACCACCGCCACCGCCGCCACCACCGCCCACCACAATGACCTTTTGCGGGATGTTCGGATTGCCCATCAGCGAACCGCGCCCGATGTTGAGCAAGCCCTTGGCGATCTTGAAGGTGCTCATGGCGCTCTGAAAGGCGATCACCGCTGCCACGGCCGCGCCGATGCCGGTCACCACCTTGGGCGATTCGTCCGACAGCTTGCTCAGCCCTTGGGTGACGTAGGTCAGCCCGTCCGCCACCTTGTCGGTGACCGGGCGGAATGCGTCACCGATCGCGCGCATGGCGTCGTCCATGCCCTGGGCCATTTCCGACCACTTCTGCGCCGACGACTGCCGGCGTTCCTCCAGGTTCTTGTCCAGGATCCCGGTGGCATTGGCCGAGTCCTTTTTTAGACTGGCATACAGCT